GGCTTGGCATTTGCTTACTCGCTTTCTTGTAGGATTAGTTTACGGTGTAATTCTAGGGCTACCTCTTCGGCCTTGTCAAGGCTGTCATAGACATCTGATTCGCTGTCGCTTTCCAAATCCCAGACTTCAAACCAAGGGTTGTCTATCATTGTCAATCGGCCGTCTTCCAAAGCTGCGAAAAGGTCTTGGTCGTCGTGGATACCCTTGTGGATTAGGTCTTCGGTGTATCTCAGAATCTCAGTATCGCCGTCTTCACGATTGAATTGGTATCTCATCTCGCCGTTCCGGGCGATTACGAAAGGGTCAGTTATTGTGTCGGTGTGAACATACTCATAGCCCTCTTCGTAGACATACCATTCGGCGTTATCTCTTGTGCCTTGCATTATGCGTTTACCTCTCTTGGGGCTAGTTCCAAGCGTTCCTCTAGGAAAGCGATACGCCTGGCTTGGTAGGTGTTGTCTTGGATTAGTCTGACTAGGTTTTCTAGGGTTGTGTCGCTAAGTTCCAAGGTGATACTGCTATCTTTGAAACTTGTCTTCAAACTGTATGCAGGAATCTGCAGGGTTTCGGTAATCATTGGCCTAACCTTTGTAAGTCTGGTTTCCCTATCCTTGCTTGCTATCTCTCGCTTTAGTCTGGCGATTTCCCATTGTGCCTTTCGTAAATCGTGAGCTGCCTTGATAGGTTGCCAATCGCCAAGGATTTGCCATAGTTGCAGGTCGTCTTTTCTAATCTGACCGTTGTAGGTTTCAATCTCTACCAGAACTGGCCATTTGCCAGATTGTAGGTCTGTAATCGTGGCCTTGTAGATGTTGTCGGGGTTGTCTTGTCGGCGGTTCTTGTAGGCGATTATCTGGCCTACTGATAGGTCTTGGCGTTTCATTAGTTTGTTTCACCTTTCAAGAATTGGATAGCGTTCGTGCTAAATCGTAGCGGTTCATTAGTGAAACCCTCTTCGGTTTCAATGGCGTGTGAAAGTGTTGCAGCTCTCGCAAGGGCTAGGGATAGTGTCTGATAGAACTCTTGGTATTCGTCGGTATCGTATCCAAACTCATTATTCCAGGTTAGGCGGTAGACTTTGCCATTACCGCCGTTTGTGTCTTTGTAGGTTCGGATAGTTGCGGTTGTTTCATCGTGCAAGTTGATGTGAATGTCTTGGGTCATTGGGTCTATACCTTTCGTTTTGGTTTCATCGTAATAAGCGGTATTGCAGTTCGGGCAGTAGTAATCATTTGATACTGGGTCAAAGGTGATGACTACCGGGGTATTGCAAGGTGTGCAAGTTGCGTATGGCATTAGGCTACCGCCTCTTCGATAATTGCTGTCGGTTGCTTGATACGGTGTGTCAAGTTCACTTGACCGCCCCACATTAGGGCTAGGGCTGTTTCGGTTGCATTGGCAGGCGTATTGAAGATTGCAGAATTGTTGCCTCTCTTCTGATTCTTGATGAATAGAACACCTTTACCGCTTGCAGTTTCGTAGACGGTGAACTGGGTAAAGTCTTCGATTAGTTTCATTTTGTTGCCTTTCCAGGTTGTGGATAACTTTACTTGAATGTGGCGAGTTATCCGTATGTGATTATTATAGGTGAAAATCTTGGGTTTATAAAGCTATAAGTTATTTATTATCTTTTGTATTTATAACACAATTAGAACTGCATTATAACATTATTGACTTGTAAGGGGGGTCATTTTGGGCGACGTATTCAATGAAATCCGACGTATTCAATGACATTTGGGGTGTTTTTTATACCTAGCCTATTCTATTTATTATTATTTATTTATTACTTATAAGTTATAACATAATGGGTAGAGTGAACTGCAAAAAGTTATCCACAGGGTCTGGCGATTCGGTTGCGTTCGGGGCGTAATTTATGGCCACGAAATCGTATTCTGCCAGGCCACAAACTGAACACCATTTCTCACCGTTGTAGTGTCTATGGGGTCTTGCTGTCGGGTGTTCCGGGCAAGCCAGTAGTTCGTCGTTTGAGTTAGTCATTAGTTCTGAGTTCCAAATCTCTTGGTGTCGGTTTTCTTAGCGTCATAGATTACGGCGTAAAGGTCTACTGATTTCGATAGGTCATACCAATCTCTAATTTCTGGTTGCACATAGTTGTTTTCGATTAGCCATTTCAAAGCTGCGTAGCGATAAGCCGATTCGTATCCGTATTGAAACGGTAAGTATCCGACGGTTTCGCCGTTCACCTGTATCCGGGCGGAAAAGTATGAGTTGCCGTAAGTCTTGTCTACCCATTGCCTAGCCTCTACAAAGATTGACTGGGGGGTAATTTCCATTTGGGGGTGATTGAATGTGTCGTTCATTTATTTACCTCTCTTTATTAGTTGTTGAATCTCTCGGGCGGTTGCCCCCATTTTGAATAGTTCGTTTATTAGTATCTGGGTGTTGTTGGGTGTGTCGTTCATTTGGTTGCCTCTTCTTCTTCTTCAAAATCGAACTTGTATTTGCCTTGGTATGCCTGTTCTTCTACCCAGTAGACGGCATTTTCTAGGGTTTCATCTTCTGAGAGCATTATCTCTTTGTAGACCTCGTAAAAGTCTGGGCATTTCATAAGCTGCGTAAGTGATACCCCCGAATCATCGGAAATCTTTTGAATCAAGATGTCGTCTAGGGTTGTGTGCCAATAAAGGGTCATTTTAGGTATCCTGCCTCTTCTAGTTGTGTGAGTAGTATCCGGGCGTTTTGGCTTGGGGTTTCTTGTCTTGGGAAATTGCCATTGACCTTTAGGCCGTTGTGCCAGTTGCCAGAAAATGCCCCAAAGTCATTCCAATAAAGGTCTGTATCGTAATCTTCTGGGTCATAACCAAAAGATACGCCTTGGTCTGTCGATTCGTTGATTACTACGGATAGGTATCCCAAGTATTCAAGGTGAACATTTGCAATGCGTGAATCTTTTTTTAGTTCAGTTGCAATTAGTTGCAAGTCTGCAATTTTGGTTTCTGCCTGCATTTCGTTGCCTCTCTTATTCGGTGAATCGTTGATTTGTTGCTGTAAGACATTTCTACCATAGGTTTTCGGTTTGCGATACCAAAACGCTAAAAAAGTCTTACAAAGTTTTGGCGTGTCTTTTGTATAAAACATACAACAAACGGCAACCCATAACTTTTGGGCAAAACATTGGCAGGCCATAAACGGCCCTGTAAGGCTCCAGGCGGGCTTGACCCCCCTATGTAAGGTAATCACATACGGCAGGGTCTGAAATGGTCTGTATGGCGATTCTACGGCCTCGGTTTTCGTTATCGAATCGTTATCAAAATAACGGCGTGTCGGTTTGACTTTTGAATGTCAAGGCCTTTTTAGGTTTTGTTATCTAATTGTTATAATTGCCAAAGCTGCAAGTGTCTATCAGGAAACTCTCAGGAAACTATCAGGTTGCTATCAGGTAATTCACACCGTTATAAACCGGGCAGGGTGGATTTTGACCCAGATTGCTGAGGTCAAAAATGGGCTGATACCTCGGGGGGTTTTTGAAGCTGCGTCGCTATTGAGTTGTCAAGTCTGCCAGGGCCAGGCCCTGCCGGGCTAGTTGCCTAGGCGGTAAAACGGTGTCTTACCCTCTCGCCAGTTGTAGCGTGTGTAAACATTCACAGGGGCTTGCTGTCGGTTGCTTAGGTATTCCGCCCAATAGCGAACCCTAGCCATACCTTGCGGGCTGTGAATGTTATAGGTGAAGAATAGGGTGTTATCTGAACCGATACCCTCGGTTGTGATTACTATTTCAGTTTGCATTTTGTTGCCTCTCGTTTAGTTGTTGCGGTTGTTGTTGATTAGGTGAACCATACCGCCGACGAATAGGGCGGTAAGGCCGATGAATAACTCTAGGCCGTAAGCGTGGCCAGTTGTGTTTAGATTCGCTAGGCCGTCGGCAGTTGCGAAACCGCCTAAGGCGTAAAGGGTAAAGGCTAGGCCGGCCATTAGTTCAACCCCCAAGCCTTAGCCACGAGGTTAGCGTGTCGGCTAGTTGTCTGGCTGTAAGTCTTAGCCTTAGGGTGTAAAGCCCCCTCAGTCTTATCTGCAATTTCGACACCGTATGAACGAACGATAAAACGGCGTTCACCGTTTGCTATGTATTCAAACGCCCCCGATAGGGTGCCAGTTGAAAACGGGGTTAGAGATTCCAAGCAAGCCTTAGCCTGCTCGGTTGTGATTCCGTAGTTAGACATTTTGAAACCTTCCTTTAGTTGAGTAATGCAGTAGCCCGACGGGCTTAGGCCAATTCTAACCCGACAACGGCAGGCCATACGCCAAAACGGCCGAAATTGTTTATAACAAAATCGTTATAAAACTATCGGCGTGTCGGCTTGACAAACAAATCATTTTATGCAGCTTAGCTGGCCTAGCTTTAGGCGGGCACACCCGTAAGCATTTTGTAGGTATTTACAAAAATTTTGGTGATAGAATACAACTATGTCAGAAATCATCGTAAACATGTCAGGCCTTGGTAAATTCACCATGAGCCTAGACCTTGTTGACCCAGCAAACCCAGACGACCTAGACCAAGTAGAAGTCTGGCGAGCCACCTTCTGTGATGAAGAATCAGACGATTGCGACATCATCTTCTTTGAGATGGGCACTGACTACGAGGCTTGGGACCTGATTGATGAGGCGATTCAAACCTATCGCCAGGATGTATTACCCAACTAATGCCCCACCCAAAATTTTTTTCGCTGTAAATTTTAACACGTTTTCAATATATGTAAAATATATTTCATTTATTTAACATATCAGAAGGAGCCCAAATGGCCAGAGGATTAACCGACCCAATCGAACTTCCAGAGGAAGAAGCAGCCAGTAAAAAGGGCTATTTATCCGCACAAGAAGAGCGTGAAATGCTCTACGAAACCCAAGAAGTTATCCAGACTTTGATTACAAAGCACAATGAACTCTACGATAAAGTAGAAAAACTTGAAGATAAACTAACAGACCTGCGCATTCAGCACGAAGCAGCCAAGTTAGTGTGGCAGAAGGGCCTGTAATTCATGCTTCCAGCAACACGAGGCTCGTCAGTTCTTGACGATGTACTGCTAAAAGCGGCAGCCGATGGTCGTTCCCCTATGGAAATGGAACGTATCAGCGGCATTCCTGCTGCGCAGGCTGTGCAACACGTCAAGAAGCTGCTTGAATCTCGTGATGTTTGGACAGAGCACCAGCAGAGGCAACTTCTTCTTAGCGAACTACATGAACTAAAGGACAGCCTCCGCGAGCAGGCTATCAAAGCCGGCGACTTGGACTCAGCCAGACTACTGCTCAAATCCCTAGAGGTAATCGGCAAACGTCTTGACGGCCAGCAGAGTGTTCTAGACGAGAATGTAATCAAGTTGAGCAACTACCAGCAGTCAGTGCTTATTCGTGCGATGGATGCAGCGTTGACTTTTGCCAAGGAGCAACTGCAGGAACGCTACCCGCAGATTACAAGAAGTGAACTTGAGGAACTAGTAGCAGACGGCCTTCAGAAGGCTAAGTACGAACTGATGGAAGAAGACAATGGCGCAATCTAAAGCAAGCAAAACAAACAAGCCACTGCCAGTTCCTACCAAGATTAAGATTGGTGCACAAGACTGGACTGTAATTGAGCGTTCTGCAACAGATGACGGTATTATCTCTGATGACTCATACGGCTATACCCTACAGAAGACTAACGTAATCATTATTGATAAGAACTGCCCACCATCTCGCAAGCGTCAGACCCTCTTTCACGAACTATTCCACGCCATCCGCTTCTCAAATGGCTCAAGCGGCATCAAGCCTAATACTGAAGACGTATTGCCAGACCATCTCATCGCAACCTGGGAGCACTACTTCATCGCTATGTACGAAGACACTATGCTCTCGGTCCTGCGAGAGAACCCAAAGGTAACGGAGTATCTACTTGGAACTGATTAATCTTATTGCTAACCTAGTAATCATTGGATTCCTTACCGTCTTCTTTGTTGTCATCTCGATAGAAAAAGACGACAGCGATGATTGATAACGTACTCGATAACGTAATTGCCGACATTAGGGCCCGCTCTAAAAAGGCCGAGTACCTAACCGACATTAAGCTCTGGGCTAAAGAAGTTCTTGGCAAGACCTTGTGGTCTAAGCAAGAAGAGATTGCTATCTCGATTGTAGAGAATACCCACACCGCTGTCGTGTCTTGCAACGGTGCTGGTAAGTCCGGCCTTGCAGGTATCATCGCCGTATGGTGGGTAGCGGTTCACGACCCACGAGATGTAGCGGTTATTTGTTCTGCTCCTACTTATATCCAGATTGCCCGAGTTCTCTTCAAAGAGATTCAGGATAACTTCCGCCTAGCCAAAGAGCATGGCCACACCCTACCTGGTTACATTACCCAGTCTCAGGAGTGGAAGCTCGAAGACGGAACCGTTATGGCTTGGGGTCGTAGACCTGCAGATAAAGATATCGTTTCTGCCTTTCAGGGTATCCACCGCCGTTATGTTATGGTTATCCTTGACGAGGCCGGTGGTATTCCAGAAGACTTGTATACTGCGACTGAAGCGGTTACTAACACTGAGGGTGCTCGTGTTCTAGCAATTGGAAACCCCGACTCCAGAGGTACGCCGTTCCACAAGATTTTCCGTGATGACCCGACTTGGCACAAGATTAAAATCTCAGCCTTTGATACTCCTAACTTTACTGGCGAGGAAATCCCAGAGGAACTCAAGCCACTTCTAATCCAGCCAGCTTGGGTAGAACGCCAGAAGATTTCATGGGGAGTTGACTCTGCCCGTTACAAGTCGAAGATTCTGGCTGAGTTCCCAGATGAAGCCGATAACACATTCTTCTCACAAGGTGCAATTGACAAGGCTGTCGACACCACCTTTGATGAAGACTTTGCAACTGCTGCCTATCTCGGCGTTGACGTTGCCCGCTTCGGTGAAGACGATTCTGTTGTCTATGTAAACCGAGGCGGCTATACTCGCAAGATTGCAAGCTGGTCTAAGGCTACATCGATTGAGTCTGCGACACGAATCCACAACCTGGCAATTGAGCAAGGTGCCACACAGGTTCGTATTGACGGCACCGGTCTTGGTGGTCCGATTGTTGACCAAGTAGTAGCACTGGCTCAAGACCGCTACACGGTTATCTCCATGCTGGGTTCTGCTGCAAGCCCTGATAATACTCGCTGGCTAAATGCTCGTGCCTTTAATTACGACTCACTACGTGAGCAAATGACTGAAGGCAAGATTGACATTGACCCTGAGGATAAAGTGCTGATGGATGAACTGCTGATGATTCAGTATAAGTTCTCAGCCAAGGGGGCAATCCAGATTGAGTCAAAGGATGACATGCGTTCTCGTGGAGTCAAGTCTCCCGACAGCTTGGATGCCCTTGTGTATGCGGTAGCAGACCTTGAGCACATTATTAACTCGCCTCACGCCGGAATGAAGCCGGGTGACCGTATCGAATTTGACACAAACCGCATCGATGACTATGACCCGTTCTTATCCTCGTGGACTTGGTAGTCTCAGTTTGCATGATACAATAGTTTTACAAACATTTTAAGGACTTTTCATGGAAAACGCAGAGCTTTTATCTGAAAAATTGCAAGCGGAGATTGCAAATAACGAGATACTTAGAGAATCATATGCTTCGATGGCTCAGGCCATCCTTGCCTTCGATGACTCCGGCTGGAACACCGCTAACGCATCAGGCTCTGGCGATGGCTTTACCCTTAACGAACTAAAGGATGCAGCCAAGCGCATCCGTGAGCAGACCGAAGGTAACCCGCTACTAAAGCGTGGTTGTGGTTTGCGTACTTCTTACATCTTCGGTCGTGGAGTTTCATTCTCAGACCAGCCACCACGTGTGCAAAAGTTTATCCAAGACCCTCGCAACCAGGATGTTTTATTCTCACCTGAGGCACAGGTCATTAACGAACGTGCTAACTTCACAGACGGCCAGTTCTTCTTGCTTGCTAATGTTTCAACCAAGCAGTTCCAGCGTATTCCGTTTGCGGAAATCTCTGCCGTTGTGACTGACCCGGATGACGCAGAGCGTGTTCGCTACTTCCGCCGTACCTGGACTAACAAGGTGCAGGAACTTGCATCAGGTTCTGCTAAAGAAACCATCAAAGAAGTTTGGTACCCAGTTGACACTTACGCACCGGAAGCTGGTCGTTTTGTTTCAAGCATCCAAGGCAAGCCGGTTGACTCTAACTTCCGTATCTTCCACTTCGCAGTAAACCGTAGAGCCGGTCAGGTTCTTGGTGTACCAGATGCGTTCCCTGCTTTGCCATGGGCACACGCATACAACGAGTACCTAAAGGATGGCTCTCGTATGCTAAAGGCTCTAAGCATGTTCGCTTGGCAGCTAAAGTCAAAGACCAAGGCAGGAGCAACAAATGCTGCAGCGACTATTGCAACACCTAAGACATCTGGTTCAGTGGCTGTTACTGGCAGCGATATGGACCTCACTGCTATGCCTCGTGGTAACAATATTAATCTTACTGACGGTCGCCCTCTTGGTTCTATGGTTGCCTCTGCGCTTGAGGTCTCTGTTGTTGCGTTGCTATCTGACCCTGGCACCTCGGGTGCGTATGGCACAGCGCAAACCCTAGACG